TAGCTAAAGTAAAAGACGACTTTACTATTAATGGTAAGGACTTAGTAGAATCATATCTACTATTGACTAACCCTCACATGTATGGACGAGCAGTTGATATTAGGTTTACTCCTATTAGAGTTGTTTGTAATAATACATTAACTCTTTCTTTAGCTCAGAAAGGAGACTATCAAGTTTCAATGAGTCACAAGAAAGCATTTGATGCTCAAGAAGCTAAAGAGCTTTTAGGTATTGCAAAAGGTAAGATGGAAACATACAAAGATATGGCTACATTCTTATCTGGTAAAAGATATGGTCAAGATGACTTACAAGCATACTTTGCTACAGTGTTCCCTAACCAGAACCCTAAGCTAAAAGGTCTTGGTTTTGATCCTACTTCTACTGAGGACTTCAAGAAGTTCGCATCTAAGAATGCTAAATCAGCAATGGACATTGTAAGAACTCAGCCTGGTGCTCAGTTTGCAGAAGGTTCATACTGGCAAGCATTTAATGCAGTCACATATATGACTGACCATGTTCTTGGAAGAGAGAACGATACGAGACTAGCTTCTAGCTGGTACGGTGTTAACAAGACTAAAAAAGTTAATGCCTTAGAGACTGCTCTTAAGTTTGCGGAAGCGGCTTAAGTAGTTTCAAACGAACTAAGGGCCTCTCGGCCCTTTTTTCGTTGACTTAAATATAAATATACATTATAATATACATTAGAATATGGATTACAAAGTACTTAACATTATTACCGAACAAGATCGTATCGATTTAATTAAATTGTACAATAGTATACCATCAACAAAAGCAGTGCAAGATTATAATTTGTTCACTGTAGATAAAAGAAGAATACAGTCAGATAATTTTAAGATTGACGCCTTTAAAAAGTTAGACGAGTATGCTAATAGACCTACATACAGTCACTACTTTGTAATGTATGAGGAAGGATCTTTTACAAGAATGCATACTGACAATGATGATGATATCTCACTTACAATTGTAACACTGTTAGATAGTCAAGATCTTGTGGGTGGAGAGACCATTGTACATCTTCCAGCAGAATATAAAGGCAGAGATGTTAATGAATATAGAAAAGGCGATATACCTAGAGAAGATCAAAGAGTGAGACCTAAGGTAGTAAATGTGGATAAAGGACATTCTATGATTTATAATAGAAGTTTATTACACGGTGTAGCTGAAATTGAAAAAGGTAAAAGATTAGTGTTGGTTAGTTGGTATGGAAAAGCAGTTTAAAAATAAAATTACAGACAAATATCTTCAAGAAATTGATGAAGGGCATGATTGGGGATTTAAACTTATTAGAGGATTGGTCAAACCAGATCCTACAGCGCTAGAGGTAGTACAACAATACCAATTTGCTAAAGCTAACAATTGGCTTTCTAAAGAAGATAATGCCAATTATAACAATAGATGGTTACAGTTTAGAGGAGATTTCCAAGGACAGTTTAAAAAGACTTCTGACTTCATGAAAAGGAATTTTGGAATAGCTCAAAGTCATATTTACGCTAGTTGGATAAAGGACGGTCATAGTTATGGCAGGCACTGTGATACTATGGATGTTATTATAGTTCAGATGTGGAATCAAATTGCATATTGTGTAGAAAGTGAAAACCAACACACGAGTTATATATTGTCACCAGGAGACGCTTTATATATAAGGAATGGGGTACATCATACCCCTATAATATTCGGAGAAAGAGCAACAATGTCATTTAGTTGGTAAATAATTGTTGACTTTATCTACAAGATAGCTTAAAATAGCTATATTGATTCGCCACACTTCTGGTAGTGTGGCAGTGGTAAGACAAGCAGGAGCGGGGGTTTGTCGGATATACGCGCGAGGGTACAAACGAGGGGCGACGATATCATCTTTTGAGAGAAATTTATTTTATGCCAAATAATCCACATACGCCATTTAGATTAGATGATCCATTGCAAGATTATAAAGACTATCCTGCACCAACTAATATAGATCCACTAGTTATTAATTGGAAGGGCAAAATTGGTTATGGTGATATCATAAGTCCCATATCATATGCTGCTAATATGGCTGATAAAAACAGAACTGATGTAGTTCTAAGATTTCATTGGGCTGCTGAGGGCCCAGAAAAGTATAAACCACAAGACAAAGAGACTATACAACAATGGATAGATTTTACATACAATTTCATACAAAAACCTAGATTCTACACTCTAACAATTGAACATGTTTACGGCAGCAAATTACCTTACAATCATGATAACTATGATTGTCCTGGTGATGAGATGAGATGGCATAATATGAGATTTGGTACTTACGGCTTTCAATATGAAAACACTGTACATGATAACTGGAAAAACATAACGATGGTAACCAGTATAAAGCATAAGCAGCTGCTACATGAATATGATAAGGGAAAGGCTTGGAAAGATCCATTAGCACAAACACCTAGCGGATTTGCTTGGCCAAAAGTATGTGCGTTAATTAAAAAGAGAGACTGGAACTTGAAATACGTTCATTATGAAGACCGTATGCAAGATGTCGTCAAAACTATGAACGCATCATGTGGAGTAATAGGATATCATGGAGCTCATATGTGGATAGCAAGGATGTTAGGCCTACCAATGATAGTGTTTAGCGAAAAGCCATTATCAGAAAAAGCATTTCCATGGGCAATAAGATTTAAATATTATAGTGATTTTCATCCAGAGAATATTCAAGAATATTTTCAGATGTCACTTGAAAAAAGAGAGGAGGCAATACGTGAATACAAATACTATCTCACAACCCCAAATATTCATAGGCTACGACAGCAGAGAAGCTAAAGCATATGATGTTTGTAAGTTTAGCATTGAACAAGTTTCAGATATAAAAATTAATAAACTGTTCAGTGAGGATATAGAAACATATAATAGAGACTGGGGCGAACCTCAATCTACAGATTTCACGTTTACTAGATTCTGGGTACCGCAACTCAGCAACTATGAAGGTTGGAGCTTTTTTGTAGATTGTGATTTTGTATTTTTAGAAGACCCACTCAAGATCTTAGAAAACATTGATACAAGCAAAGCTGCTTACGTGGTACAACATCCAGGATATATTCCTAACAGTCAAATAAAAATGGACGGTGTTGCACAACATAGAGCATATAGAAAAAACTGGGCTAGCCTTATTTTGTTTAATAACTCTCATCCTAAGAACAAGAGACTTACTACAGAGTTCCTTAATAATCATAGGCCCGGGTTAGACTTTCATCAACTCAGATGGTTAGATGATGAAGATATCGGTGCATTGCCATTAGAATGGAATTGCTTAGATGACTACTACTAATTAGAGAATCCAAAGGCAATTCATTATACAGATGGCGGACCTTGGTTTGACAATTATAGAGAAACAATGTATAGTGGCATATGGAATGAACTAAACGAGAAAATGAATGGCAACAACTAAAACAAAATACAACAACAATGTAACCATGGTTATCAGTTGGTATGGACAGGAAGATCATTTATTACAACAAATGGAATTCTATAATAGAATGGCTCAAAAGCATCCAAGAAATGTACCTAAAGTTATTGTTGTTAATGATGGACATGAAGAAGGCAGACAGTTTTTTAGAAACGTAATTCAAATACACAGGGATAGATTTGATTTAGTAGGCATTGATGTGTTAGAAGATGCTGGATTTAATTCTCATGCATGTAGAAATCTTGGAGTAAAACATGCTGTTACCGACTGGATATTTTTGATGGATGTTGATTGTTATGAATCGTATGGACTCTATAAACATCTAAGATTCGACAAAAAACTAGACCCCAACATGTATTATGTACCGAAGGTAGATATGGAATCACCTGAGTGTATGTCAGGATACGAACTACTATGTCCTAAGGGAATTATAAAATACAATACACATCCTAACACATGGATAATGACAAGAGAAGCATTTTGGTCTACTGGCGGATATGATATTGAGTGTCAGGGCGTAAGACATGGAGATGCAGAATTTTTTAAAGCTATTGGGAGACCTGGACATAAAATTTGGGACTATGATCTAGTCAGCGAGGATGACGACAAGAGGATGATAGTAAAGACTCCAAGAAGGGATACGTTCTATATTAGACAAGAAAGAGGTAAGCAGAAACAAGCTGCAGACATTATTAATTTTCTTAGAGTCAGGAACGAGAACCCATATCACAAATATAGAAAGACTCTCTATAATTCACCATTCGAGCTAGTATGACAAAACAAGTAGAATTAAAGGTAGTAAGCTCTTCTGAGTTTGCTAAAATGATAAACGAGACTGTAATGGAAAGCAAAGGCCATATTAATCACCTGGAGGCTGTGCAAGAGTTTCTAGATCAAAATGAAGACATAGAGCCAGAAACAATTGCTTCTTTAATACAAAGAAATCAGAAACTTAAAGCAATACTATATCAAAATGCAGAAGGACTTAACCTAGTAGAAAAGAAGAGCAGACTTCCAATTGATGAGGGGTAGAATAGCAAGAGTGGAACCATATGATGCATATGTAAAGTACTTGGCACTAAAGTCTCATTTTAGTCAAAAGAACTATGATTACATCAAATACAACGGCAAGGTAAAAGCCTGGCGTACCACTTTTGAGACCAGGAAGGACAAATACTTCTTCTACAAACTAAGCAAGATGAAGGATCCAGTAGAGTTCTTAATTGCTAACTTCATTGACAATGATGACTTCTATGTAGGCAATATTAGAGACGATAGAGCCAATGAAGTCTATATGGAGTTTAAGAAAAGACAACAAGCCTTATCATATACTTTCAAAAGTGATATATCCAAAATGAAAGAGGACTTTAATGATAACATTATTGTACCTGAGAACGAACATCCATACCTATTAAGGTTATACATGCGAAAAGATATTTGCATTGAAACGTTGACTTTAATTAATAGATGTGTTAAAATATTCAACTATTGGGATAAGGAATTAGAAGGCGACATTATGTGGCCGACTATTAAAATGAAAGCTGAAAAGTTCTCACCCTTTCTTAATGTTGACATAAATAAGTATAGAGAGATTATTCTTTCTAACTTTAATAAAACGTAATATAACGACATACAACGCGATAAACCGCATACAGGAGAAATACTATGTCTGATTCATTTCAAGCGCTTAAGCGCAATCGAACCGAGGGCTTTGACAAGCTAACTCAATCTTTAAATAAACTCAACCAAAAGTCTAGCGGACCTGGACCTGATGATCGTTTCTGGAAACCAGAAGTCGACAAAGCAGGAAACGGATATGCTGTAGTAAGGTTCTTACCTGAGACTGAAGGAGAGGATGTACCATTCGTAAGAATTTGGGATCATGGATTCCAAGGACCAGGTGGATGGTTTATTGAAAATTCTTTGACTACCTTAGGTCAGAAAGATCCAGTATCCGAGTACAACTCAATGTTGTGGAACTCTGGTATTGAATCTAATAAGGAAAAAGCTAGAAAGCAGAAAAGACGTCTATCGTTTATTTCTAACATCTATGTTGTTAAGGATCCCGCTAACCCAGACAACGAAGGAAAAGTGTTCCTTTACAAGTATGGTAAAAAAATCTTTGACAAACTAAATGAGGCCATGAACCCTCAGTTTGAAGATGAGAAGCCAGTTAACCCATTTGA